TATTAATGGGTGATTAGCATTTGTTGCATCACTCATATCAAAAGTATAAGTTGTGCCTCTAATTAAAGTTATGGATGGCGCAGTGACACCGTCAAAGTGATATTTATTGACACCACCAACATTAGCAACGGTTACAGTAACTGAAGTTGGACTGGTTGTAAGGGGATCGGGATCTAAAGAAGCGGTCAAATCAGGCGTTAAATCAATTGCGCTGCCACCCGATGTGGATGAGAGCTGAAACTCTGAACCGGAAGCATTCACTATAAAATAATTTTGATTGTTTACTAATCCACCAATATCGGTTCCAGAACCGTTGGAATAAGTTACTTCATCACCGTTGGAAAACGAATTTGACGCAACAATTTTGTTAGTTGTTGTGTTTTTAATTGCCTCGTTATCAGCGTCGACCGTCAGAGAATAATTGGCAGATAAAGGCAATATTGTCCCTGCTAGTGAAGCCGTTAATTTAAAATTATTTGTGGTCGAGTCTATTATAAAATAGCTAGAACCTGAGGTTAAACCTGTTATAGCCGTTTGCCCGCTTGGGACTACGTAAGTGACCACTTGACCATCCACAAAATCATGATTTGGTATAGTTATCGTATCGTTAACCGCACTAACAATATTCGTGTCATTTGCGTCAAAAACAGGTTTGTATTGTGCATAAACTGATACGCCACCTGATATTGACCAATTAACACCTTTTGTCCAATTGGCGTCGACCGCAAAATCACCATTTGTAACTAACTCAGAACCAACGGTTACGACTAAGGGCCATTCTAAAATACGCCCATCATCCAGGTGAAATGCGATGAGATTTTCTCCGAAGTTATCAAGCTGCCATGTGGTCGCCTCTTGCGGGATACTATCACTGGTCACCGGCCTTGGCTGACCATAATAACCAGTGCCGTAAAATCCAAAACCGTATCCCGTATTGACCGCAGCATCTTCACGACCGGACGCTAAGTCATCCGGCGTCAAATCGTAGCAAACTCCCGCACCTGTCATGGCTATTAATTGATCGTGAGATCCGCCAGCAAGCCACGCAGTTCCATTGTTGGACTGCCATGAGTGCATACCTCTGACAGGATTGTTTGCAAATGCCACTTTACGCTCGGTCCAACCACCTATCGGTTTTAAACTACCATCTAGCCACCGAACCAGACTTCCATCACGCCAACGGTTTGACGCTTCGAACTCAGTTCCATTTCGATAAAAACCAGCTGGTAATTTTATAGGTACTAAAGGCATTATGTTGTCGCTCCGTAAATTGTACCACTATTATTTAGAGTGTATGAATTTCCGCTATCTTCAACTGCTTTTCCAGCAGCACCACCTTGACACTGTACAGATGTAAAAGCTCCCCGATACCCTCGGCCACCAGCAGCACCCCAGCCGCCTCCACCACCCGGCTCTCCTGAGTTTCCTCCCGAACCACCGTCTTCACCAGCTTCACCAGCCGCACCACCGTACGAACCATTAGCCGTATTTATCGTGCCACCAGTTAAGGTTTGATAGTGAGGATTATATCTTACTCCTGGTAGTATTCTACCACCTCCATCACCACCGACTGAGGTTTGATCCTCACCAGAAGAGCGAATACCACAACCACCAGCCTCCGCTCTGTATGAGAAGAGGTAACTGAATGTGCTACTATTAGGACGATAAAACCTAACTCCCTTTTCGTTCAGTTTACCACCAAAACCCATGAGAGGTGGATTATTGTTACCAATACCAGTCGCTTGACCACCACTGTCACCATAGGCAGCAAATGTAGAGTGGCTAGGTCCGTTAGTGGTGTAATTTGGATAGCCTCTTCCTTCATTATCATTAAAGTTTGCTTTACCACCGTCTCCTCCTCCGGCTCCACCGCCGCCACCGGAATAGCTGTTTTGTGGTTCAACTCCAGATGCGCCACCGCCACCGCCGCCACCAGCAATATATGCGCCAGAACTGTTTGTAATTGTTACACCACTAACACCTGAGTTTATTTTAATTGCATTTCCACCATCGCCACCACTACCCAAATTGACTGTATTGTAACCGCTATTATAAGCACTGGTAGTTGGATGTGCTAAATTTTTAATTCTTAAGCCGGAACCGCCTTGACCGCCTTTGCCAATAATTTTTCCGTCATTTATAATTGTGCAAGGTATATCAATCGTTAGCGCAGCCACTGAAGTATCATCTGACCAAACCCACATATTTGAAGGTATGCGAAGAGTGCCGCCGGACGAAATATAACTTGATGCAGTGATTTGTTGCCTTTGAGCTTGACCGTTTATAGTGCCACCAGATGTTAAGAGTTCCTCTGCGCTCTGTCCTCTGTATTCAAGTATTGAATTAGTTGTTCCTGCACTTTTATTTATTATACCTCTAATATCAGCATCATTAAGACTGCAAAGAGTTCCACTAGACCCACCAGCCTCTATATGTATTTCGTTTAAAGATAAGGGGCCAGTGCTAGGTAAAGCCATTAGACAGTTCCGTAAGCTGTAACGTTTCCTGTGACCGTTAAATTACCACTAGCATCTAGTTTCATTTTATTTACGCCACCTGTTGCAAAATATAAAACGCCGCCACTTTCTGTTATTTTCCAGTTGCCAAAAACAACACCACCAGAACTATCGTATACAACAGCTTTATTATTAACCACTGCTCCAGCCGTAGCCCCATCAAGAAAATCAAACTCTGTATCAGTGACGCCAGTAGCTCTTAAATCTTTTGCATAATTTAAATCTGCTTGTGTTCCTGTAAATCCGCTTAATTTGCTTAATTCATCCGCAGTTGAAGTGACTGTTGTTCCGTTTATTTTTAACGCACTTAAATCAGGTGAAACTGTGCCAGAACTTCCATTGATGGCATCTTGTACAGCCGTTAGTGCCGTATTAGTTGTCTGACCCCATGTGTCCTGACTACCGCCCACCGTTGGTAGTGTCAAATTTAATGGCATATTTTTCTTTCCTTTTCAAAGGGTTGCAGGGCTTTCTTAAAGTAGTATTTTTTTATGTTATTACAAATTAACATATTATGGTGCATCCGTCCATGTTTCGCTCGGCGTGTCTGTTGTTTCTGTCCATGTTCCATCTGGTGACGTTGTTTCCGACCATGTTGCCGAAGATATAGGACTCGAAAACCAACCTTTAATTTTAAAATCTTGTAAATTATAAGAAAATAAGCCTGTGTCTATTTTAAGACTTCTTTGCGCGTTGAGATCAACGTTGTGACCGTTATAAGTAAAACTTCCAACTTCAAAAGCCTCGCCAACGCCTTTGAACGCATCTTGCCCAGTATAAGTAAAAACACCAGTTTCAGCTGATACGTTCATCTGCTTTGTAAAGTCCAAACTTTGACCAGTTAAAACAAATGACCCGTTACTAGCCGTTAGTCCACGACTAACATCAAAAGCAACACTATGACCTGTGTATGTAAACGTTCCGCTATCAACTGGAAGTCCAAAACCATGATCTAAATTAACATTTTGACCAGTAAGAGCAAATGATCCGGTGGATGCACTAAGAAGTCTTCCAACATTTAAATTAACAGCGTTACCAGTGTAATTAAACAAACCGTGAGGGAAAATGTCCCCAATGAGTAACGCCGCACCTTGCATCGAAACCGCAAAAGTACCGCTTGTAACTTGCATTGAGTAACTGGCACTAGTACTTGACTGCCCTAGTGACGTTGCGGCTATAGGAGCAAAAGCTGTCATAATTTAAACCTTTCTACTGCCACTGAGGACCACAAAACCAAGCAACTAAAGACCTTCTTACACCTTTAGTAACAGGCGTTACTTTGTGTTTTAGGTAACTAGGAAAAACTAACACCGAACCTTTTGGTTTAGCTGCTTCAGATTTTGGACTTTCTATTTCTTCGAAAACAAAATCACCGCCTTCATATTCGCTTGGGTCACTTAGTTGGACAGTAATAGATAACTTCCTATCAAAGCCGTCTGCGTTAAGCCAATTAACATCGTGATGCCAATCATAGTGACCGCCTTCGGAGGCATGATACTCGGTAAATTGTATGTCAGCTTTTTTGTATAAATTTACATTAAAAGCATTTTGATTTGCATGGTCTGCATAAGCAAATAACATGTCTTTTACATTTTCGTAATGACTTAACCAGCATACACGACTTGACCTGACTTTAGTATCTCCATCGTTAAATGTTGATGCTTTTTGTGTTTCTCCTGCCAGACCTATTATATGTTCAATGATATCATTTGACATATTTTTGCTAAATAGTTGCCAATTTTGACGTGTTGTATTCATTCTAGTCTTCAAACATTCCATCAGGTCTGACGGGCCAAGTTACATTATCAGGAAATCCAGATTGTTCAGGAACATCTAGTAAACTTTGTCGATATGCTGCCCAAGCAGACTGCTCCTCACTTGTCATTGCCGCCCATCTTAATGGGTTATAGGTTACCTTGTCTGCCTCTCCTAAATACCAGTTTCGTAAAGTTCTAACGTCTGCTTCCTTAGTTGCTGCCTCTTGTTCTGCTGTAGGCGGAACGTAAGCCGCTTTGTCAGCACCAATAAGCGTTAAGAGCGCATTGTTATCAATAGTCATGTCAGTGTCGGCTGTATTAAGTGTATATGGAACCCATCCATGTTCGGGAGTATTAATTTCTACATCTATAATAGTACCCTCTGCGTTGATAACTTTGGCGTTACGGTATTCTGTTATTGATATACTCATTTAATAAATCCTCACCCATAAGGTAACACTAAAATCTATACGGCTAAGATAATAGTAGCCATTACGATAACCTGTTTGCCCCATACATCGCCATGTGCCACTGCCATAGTAAGAACTCCACCAACCAGCACTATTACCACTATACTCATATGTATTGGCGGCATATAAATGGTATCCAGATGTAGTATAGCCTGGATAAGAGTTTCCATGCCAACTGTCGTACAATAATGCATAAGAACCAGTAGAATTCCAATTTGTTGCAGCATTACCTGTTGGACCAGTTGGACCCGTCGGGCCAGTTGGGCCGGTTGGGCCAGTTGGACCAGTACTACCGTTACTTCCGTTGCTACCAGATGGGCCTGTTGGCCCTGTCGGTCCTGGCGGACCTGTTGGTCCTGTAACTGATGGTCCAGATGGGCCTGTAGGTCCTGTAGGTCCTGTCGGGCCAGCCGGGCCAGCCGGGCCAGCTAACGAAGCGTTAGTGATTGTTGCCTTTTTAAGACCGCCACTTGTTATAACCGGAATGACATCTGAACCTGATATGCTTGTTTCAGTTGCTAAAGCATTTATTGCAGTAGAGGTTACATCTGCACTCGCTGAAACACCGTCTAGCTTACTGCCATCTGTTGCTAAATCTCTACCGTCTACACTTCCAGAAACAACAATATTACCCGTAATTTCTACACCGCCCGCCGCTGCTGCAATTTTTGTTGTTCCACCCAACTGCAATTTTGTGAAATCGTCTGCAATCGAACTAATAAAAACTTTAGCAGCTCCGGCTAAGGTTATGGCACTGCCTCCACCACTGCTTTCCGATGGCGTTCTTGTCAGTGAAGTCCCACTACTGGAGTACGTTCCAGAGCCTATTTCCCAGTTTGTGCCTTCCTCTATCACATATTGAACAACATCACCGTCAGATACTCCAGCTGCTGCAAATGTCTGATAACCAGTATCGGCAGTGGTTAAAGTAATCGTACCTGTGCCAGTACTGTTAGTGTTCATCTTGGCTCTGTTAAAAAGTTTTGCCATGATGTACTCCTACTAAGTAAGCGTTAGTAAACCGTTATTTCCAATGTCGATTGTAAAAGTATCACCATCGTTAAGTGTTAATGATGAACCATAATCGTAATATCCTATTATTGGATCACTGATACTATGGTCAAGTTCTGACGAATCTGGACTATCGTTATAAACTATAACATATCTAAAAGGTGCCACTGAGCCTCCAGACGCTGTTAATATTTTATCATCAGCAGACAATTTATAAGTGCCAGAAGTTTGTGTGCTTGTTACGTTTGCCAACGTTCTATCAGATAAATTGGTGTAACTTATTTCAGTAATATTTGCTAAAACACCATTACCATCATCTACAATATTTGTCCCAGATGTGGGGTCAGTATTGCAAAGTGCAACTTTTAACGTGTCGGTATCTAAATCCATTTCGTTTGCTAGGTTGACCACAAAGTCATTTACTTTCGTAAAACTTGCCATTACGCATAACTCCTAATTTGTATTCTACGACCCGAACCTGATGTTCTGGCACGCTCTCCTTCCAAATTGATAGCAGAGACGGCGTTTAAATACAATGTATTCCAAACTGCTATCCTTTGATCTTCTTGTAAATACGGCGAACTATGAATTAACGAACTATACAAATAAGCGTCGGGATAGTGTGTTAAAAGCCAATTTGTAGTGTTTGTTGCAAGATCAGGTATACTTTCGTAATACACCAATTCTACCGTATAATTTGCATCCGGCGATGGATAAACTTCAAAGGCCCCGTCCACCACCGCGTAAAACTGAGGTCTGCCAAGAGTGTCTTGGGTTTCCATACGCAATTTTGATATTTCAAACGGAGACACCAATTCTAAAGTGTAACTTGGATTTGCCGGAATAGTTATTCTTATCGGACTTATAAAATTATTAGGTAAAGCGGTATATTGACTGTCAACAGTGGCGTTAGCTCTATCTTCCATACGCCAGTGCCTTAGATCCCTACTTAACTGCGCCTCCGCAAGTGTAATAAAATCAGGTATTTGAGCGGTTAAATCATCTCTGTTTAACGTGTCAGCAATACTTGCTTTTAACTCTGTAAAATTAGTTAACGCCATTATATGCCTCCTAGTAGACTTGGTGGCTGTTGCTCTTCTTGTAGCATAAAATTTGTTAAACCGATACCCCCGGCAGCACCAAATGTCGGCAGACCTTTTTCGCGCAACGCTGCCTTTAATTCTGGAGTCAATCTAAATCCAACAGCTCTTTGATTTCTATCATTTAACAAAAACGGTCCTTTAGCTAAATCTTCCTTGGCTTGCTTGGCAAACTTCTTATCTACTTTCTTTAAAATATCCGAAATATAATTTTGCACGTTTTTCTGGTAAAAATTTAGTGTGCCATCTTTCACACTTTCAGGATCGATGTTGCCCATGACGGTGGAAAGTGACTCGCGCCCGCTGGGTATAGCA